TGTGATACTTGGCTTGAAGAAGTTCCACCACCAGTAGTTCCTCCAGTAGTAGTTCCACCAGCGTTACCGCCTGTACTTCCACCTGTTGAACCGCCGCCGCTTAGAAATATTTCTGGAATATCAATCCGATTGGTAGAAGCATTTGCCACAAATTGATTTTTTAAATTACCGTTTTGATCAACGATTCCGATTTTATAAGGCATATTTCCAACCGTTTGACCGAGCAAATCTATATCTTGGTTTTCCATTATTAAGACCCCATTTCACTATTCATATTTTGTAGTTTGCTTCTGATTGACGTATTCATAGTTTGGCTAACATCAACTTGGCCACTTGTAATCATTTGCGAAATTAAATTTTGAGCATTGCTTGCAGTCACAAGATTGCTGGCTTTGATTTGATTTTGCAAATCAGATAGGGCTTGAACATTAGTTTGATTTTGAGCCTTTAAATCGGCCATTTGGCTTTGTATATCGTCAATTTTCTTTTTTACAATAGCTACATATAAAGCGACGTAATAAGCAAGCTGTTTTCTACCAGTCTCAATCAAATCATGAATCATCAGCAAAGCACGTTGAAATTCTGAAATATAGACGGAAAAACGGTGTGGCATAGCATTTTGATTTCCAATTATTTGCAAGTCAAAATCTAACGTAGTAATCGCTCTATCACGATCCACACTTTCAATAATGAAATGAGCTGACTTAAAGTGTCCTTTTGCTTGAGCAATAATTGATTCAGGTTGCCAAGTGATAATTCCTTCTGAAGCTTGAGAAGTTTCAAAACCAACATCAGAACGAATATAGGCACCACTTGCATCTGTTCCTTCAAAAGTGATTAGCTTATCTCTTAGCGCATTACCATCACCAACATATCCGCTTAAATCTTCTATATCTGCATTAGGAGTTAGGAAATTAAGTTCAAATTGGTAGTTTCCTGCCAATCCTTGCACCATGTAAGCAGGTTGAAATTTGTGTCCCAAAAATAGTAGTTGAGACCAACCTTCAGGCGTAATATGGTTACTTTCATCAGTAGTGTATTGTGTTGGCAGATATGAGGCCTCAGCTAAATTGGTACAAAAAAATAGTGCTTGAGTCGTCGGTAAAGCACTATCAACAGAATCATAATCATAATTTTCATATGATCCAGGGAAAATGTTATCTTCCATTATTTATCCTCCATTTCATCATCCATTTGGTGTAACTTACTCTTCCAGCTGTAAGCATCGCTAATACCATAATCACCAGTGTAATTTGGTGGACGATATCCATTTGGATTTGGATTACTAGGAAATCTTCCTTCGATATTTTTCATTCTCGTTTCTAATTCCCCGAGTTTTTGATCGACTTCCGATTTTTTGGCATAAGATTCGGAAATTGATTCAGACAATTCATTGCTTATTTGGCTTAGTTTATCCGGAGTAAATTGTTGGAAAAAATTAACCAGCAGCTGGATATTTGAATCCTCAACTGCTTGGTTCTTCAATACAGTATTGATTGCATTTTCGACTTCTTCGATATTATAAGTAGTTGAGTGGAACATCGAAGGGCCGATTTGTTCTTGAGTTAGCCTATCCAAATGTAGCTCGTTTCCATCAATTCCTTCCAATGAAGCAATTTCTGGAATGGATAGTTGCGTATCTTTAGTAATATCTAGCAGCTTATATTTTTGAGCGATGACATTACCATCATCATCTTTTCCAAGAATTTTTAAAACATAGCCACCAGAATCGTCGAAAATCTTTGTGCCCGTGTCGGCCGTTTTGTTGATGTGCATTCGATTCAATCGACTGTAATTTACAATTTGCATTGGTTCCATTAGCTTCCCTCCTTATTTAATTTAATTTTATTTATTTTGTCATTCATACTCTTTATAGACTTAGTTGCTTCACTAAGTTTGGCTTCTTGCTTTTTAAAAGCTTTATTAAGTAGGACATTGTTTCGATTTGCAAGACGAATCTTATCAGACATTTCATAATTAATATCACGTTTGGATAGTTTTGAATTATCAAGTGTGACGGTCATAGGGCTGTTGTTTGTCAACGGATTACCACTGATTCCATTTAGTGTGATCATTGTTTTAATTCCGAGAGGTTCAGCATTCAAAAACAGCGTATCGCCAATATTCAAACTGTCATCTTGAGCTGACAAGTTAACAGTCAATTCAACTACTGGTTCGGTTTGCATTACTGAATCAGCATACTTCTTCATCTGTTCTGGATCTTTAATTTGGTCATTAGTAATATCTTCGCCGATGATTAAACCGTGCTTAGAACGTGAAGCTAAGCTGTAGTAAAAGAACGGATTAAAATAGTATTTTACTTCGTCCGTATCTGCCTTTGCTGTATCATCGGTAGCTGCTTCGGTTGATTTAGGCTCAACATCTGTATCACCGTCAAAGTTGATATCATCAGCACAAACCCATTCGTTAGTTGCTACACGATACCAAGTTTTTCCGCCATAACCATCTGATACGGTTCCATCGATCTTCCATTGACTGCCGTTAGGTAGTGTGCGACCAGAAATTTCATGTTGACCAGAATATGGAGAATCATAAATTTTAGCAAAAGCTGGCGTGATAGTAGTTTCCTTGTCACCAGTACCAGTGGTTATGTCAGCAGCCTTAATAGTACCTTGACCCCAGACTTGCTCGATAACTTGTTGTTCTGGCTTGACATCTCCAGATTTATCAAATGAGAAATATTTCTCACTTACCCATTCGTTTGTGGCAACACGATACCAGACAACACCGTTAATTGATACTTGCTTATCAATAGCCCATTTACTACCATTTGGTAGTTTTTGACCGGTAAAGTTATTTCCTACCGGTGAGCTATAAACGGGTGCTCCACCATCTTCCATAGTTGAAATAGTTCCCCGAGCATTGCCAGTAGAAGTTGCTGCCGATGTGCTAGATGAGCCAATAGAATCGCTTGTTGAGGTTCCATCAGCTGTTGAACTGTGGGAATCATCAACTGTGGCACCATACAGCATAGCTCCATTGACTATTGAAGTTGAATCTACCGATAACTCAATATCGTTGGTGTTATGAGACCAGATGAATTGTCGGTTGGTAGCAATCTTATACGAATTTTGATCATAGATTAAAACCGTTTTTCCATTTGGAAGCCAACGTGCTCCATATGAATCAACGGCTTTTTGAATTGCGTCCAAACCAGAACAGTTACCCCAATCCGTAATATCAATAGTGGGAAAGCTTCCATTAATTTGGTATGAATAGCCTGAATTGTACTGACTATCAAAGATAAATTTCATCATTGAATCAATGGAATAGCTTTGGCTTCCCTTGTTAACTTTGAACTGCCTAAAATTTTGAATACCAAATATTTCATGTGTTGCCGTGACATCTTTAGTAACAAAATCATCAACGTATTTAGACACACACTGCTTGATTTGATACTTTTGACCGTCAAAAATGATATAAGCATCGTTCTTCAGCAGGTCGAATGAAACGCCATTATCTTTAGTTAAAAACGCTGTAAAAGATAACTGAAACGTTGAACTAATCTGATAATCTATTTGAAATGTATCCTCGTTAAGACTTGTCAACCATTCTTCTTTCTGGCCGTTGAATGATCGAATGTAAATTTTATGTCCGTTAAAGGCTAGCATTAGAAATAGATGAAGTAGAATTCAAAGGCGACATCTGAGTTTGACAGGCCAGAAATTTCAAACTCGTTATCACCTTTTACTAGTGAAATTGTTCCATGATTACTATTGATTCCGTCCGGTTGACCGTTTAGATACGGGTCAACACCGTCTAAAATCAATTCATCGCTTAAACCTAAAACACGGTTATAAGTGAATGTTTCGCCGGTACTTTTATTGGTCAGGGTTGGCGAACCACTTCCCCTAATATGAATTTTTAGATAATGGCTTTGCCCCAATGGATCAATAGCCATTGAGCTTGGATTATAAATAGAAAACTTCTTTTCTTTGGACTCAAAGGATATATCCCTATTGGGTATTCCCATGCCGTAAGAAAAGAAGTTTTTATTTTTATCAAATACTTCTAAAGAAGTTGCCACTGACTCCCGTACTCCCGTGTAATTGTTAAAAGTTAGAACAAATGTACCCTGTCTCTCATTGAAATACGTTGGCGCCATTGGCTTCAACTTTACTCGATATTTAAATGTGGGTTCATTACCAAATACAATCCAAAACCCGCCACGAGACAAAAAGAAATTTTGTAATTCAGCAAGTATCATAGAAAACTCAGCTCTACTATCCCCCTTAACTTCCCAAGTAGTTGAAATATCTCGACTATCAAAGCTAGATGATGTGAGACGCTGACCGTCTCTAGTGTTCATCTTTTGCCAATTTTCAACAGGATTAGCTATTGCTGGGTCCCAGTCATATAAGTGAGCACCAAATAAATCCTCATCATCGTAGTAAGATGTCCAATCAATTCCATCATTACTAATGGCCAACTCAAAAGGATCAAGCGGCAATCTTGAAGGATTGTCATGGCCGTTTGAAAAACCATAAGCATGAGGCTTGGGATTTTGAAGTGTCTCATCTTTAAATACTTTATTAGTCAACTATTGTCTACCTCCTTGTTGATAACTATATACAGCCGTTTCTCTGGCGTTTTGTCTGTTCATATTGCTACTTGTTCTAGCGATGTTAATTTCAGGAGCAAAGTTCTTACCTTCAATAGAACCTAGTAGATTAATGACAATATCCAGTTTTTGACCAAGGTCAGCGCTGATATTGCTTGTTAAATTTGAGGCTCTAAATTCTGGGTGATAATCTGCCATTCTCCCCATTAAATCTCCTATTAATGGGATAGCTGATGGCTTAGCAGGATTAATTGCAAATTCGTCACCAGCTTCACCGATAATGGCATTAGTAGCGCCAAAGACATGTCCACCGTTAGCCATTAATCTTGGACCAGAAGGACCACTAGCTTGACCGCGCCATTCGCCATACTTACCGTTATAGCCCATACCCATATCAGAACGCCATGTAGCATCATTAAACAGTGCAATTAGTTGATCTAACGGATTCCAAATATTCTTGTGTCCAGGCATAGCGTAATTATTAAATGTTGGGTCAATATACTGCAAAATTCCTTTTGATGGTGTACCGGCTTTAGCATTATTATCAGTCAAATTAATAGCGTGTGGATTACCGCCAGATTCATTGCCGATAATACGTTCAATCATATCTACATTAAAATCAGTTATCTTCTGGTGCATGTAAGCGGCGGCAGCCTTAATCATTGGACCGTATGCAGAAGCGGGTCTAGCACCACCAGCACCACTAAAGTCTAAATCTGCTAAAGTCTTTTTAAATGGCTTTGCAATAGCCTTTAAGAAACCATTTGAAATAGCATTTCCAAAACGACTAATAAACTCATTTCCACTAAAGCTAGCCTTTTCAAAGTAAGGCTTCTTTAAAAATGGAACTGGGTCTTTTTTTAATTCGTCCAAATGCTCAAACAAATAATCTGTCATATCTTCAGAGGCTTTATTTACATCGCCCTTACCTGAAGCATGGTGCGGTAGACTAGCAACCATTCCCATAAATTGCTCTGATAAATTATGTGGAAGAACTGCTGTATCAGAACCCAAGTAGCGAACTTCTTCACCCTTTAATCCGACGGGATAAATACCATTTTTCTTGTCATAAGCCAGTTCGTATCCTTGCTCACCAACCACTGCCAAATTTCCTTTTGGAGTACCAGAAGTACCTGTAGCATACTTAGCTAAACTAAGTGACTTGCCACCAAATTCAGTGATAACTGAATTGATTCCACCAATACCTTTGTTAACGTTAGTTATAACTTTTCCTAATGCGGTACTAGCTAGTCCCGGTAAAGAATTAAATGAAGTCTTAAATTTGCTTTTAACAGATGAAAGCCATGACTTCCAATCTTTTAAAAATTCGGATGAGAAACTATTTTCATCTTTAATAATTGAAGATGTCTTCGATTGAAAATTTTTCTGAATTCCCTTTAGGGCATCACTTTGATCAGACTTAGCATCCTTCCAAGCATTTTTCCATCCTTCCTTGAAAGAAGTATCGAAAGTTGATAATACGGACATTATGTTATCAACCGCATTTTTAAATGATTTATCAAATGTTATTGAACTAGTAGCTTTATTAGCTTGTTTAATCTGATTCTGTAACAAAACTCCTAGATTATTTTTAGATAATGTTTTCGACAAATTATCGAAGCTTTTACCCAAACGTTCAAAGGGATCGCTTTTATCATAGGATTTAATAAATTTGTTTAATTCGCTAAATGCCTTGGTTACTTGTTTGATAGGTGAAGTGAACTTAGTCCATGATTTAACATTCGCCTGAATAGATTTATCAAGCTTACTAAATAAGTCAGCAAGTTTTCCCTTAGATAATTCTTTTTTGAGATTTTCTAAATATTTATCGATTTTACTGTTCTTTAAAACAGAATTTAGGTTCTTTAAATCTTTGCTAAAATCTTTAAACGGATCTTTTTTCATCATTTTTCCAAATGAATTTAGAGAACTAAAGGATTTGGACACTTTTTGAATAGGCTTAGAGAATCTGTCCCACTTTTTAGTATCTTTAGAAAGGGATTTTGTTAGTTTGTCAAAATCTTTAGATAACTTCGACTTCTTAATATTCTTATCTAAATCATTTATATATTTAGATAATTTACTCTTCTTAAGGTACTTTTCAAAATTATTTAAATCATTTTTTATAGTTTTGAACGGATCATTTTTACCAATTTTGAATTTTGAGAGACTATTGAAACTTTTCGCTACTTTGCCAAAAGGCTTGGTCATCTTATTTAAAGATTTGTATGTACCACTAAAACTGGTTTCTAGCTTGTCTAAATCCTTGGCTATTCCAGAGCTTTTAAGAGAACTCTTTAATGAATTTAGTGCCGCTTGATATTTCTTTACAGCACCAGCCATCATTTTCACATTTTCAATATCTTTTTTACTGATTGATTTTTGAGAAGCTACTTTTTTAATTTCAGTTGAGGTTATGCTGGTTTTATGTGTTTGACTTTTTGACGACTTATGTGTAGCTTGAGGTTTTTTGATATTTTTAGGATTCCATATATTTTTCCAATCCGTTTGGATTCCTTTAATCATATTACTAAAGTTTTTCTTAACGTCTGGAATTATTTTGTCAAAACGTCCCATAAAAGAATCTTTCCCAATATCCCATAAATCCGCTAATCCGTTTATTGCTGCTCTACCAACAGATGCTATTATTCCTAATTTATTTTTGAAGGCACTAATTGGAATTTTAATTAAAAAATGTAAAACAGGATGGTATTTTTTTAAACTGGTCATATTTTTAGACCATTGTTCTTTTGCTTGAGCAAAATTATAGCCAACTTTTTGTACTATGTTTTTAGGCTTATGTTTAGATGAATAGTCATTATAACCTGTTAAGAAGTTACTAGCTCCTAGACCACCTAATTTACCCAACGCCTGTCCTATCATGGCACCTAAAGCTGGTTGCCCAAAATACGCTCCGATTCCACCTCCAATGGCGGTACCAATACCAGAACCAATTCCACTAAACTTTTGATCTTGATTTTTAGATTTAATTCCTTTATATAAATCAACTGCTCCAACTACAGCAGTAATACCACCGGCAAATTTCATACCAGCACTATTTCCTAAGGCTTTAAACTTCTCTCCGAATCCATTAGCTTTTTTTAAATCATTAATGCCAATAAACTTACTTACATCAAATGATTTTCCGGCTTTACCATTTCCAAATAGCTTGGACAACAATCCACCATCTTTAATGCCGATACCAGCAATCTTTAATAATGGATCAAAGACACCCTTAGCCATTTTAAAGCCCTTAATTGCAACTAGTGCTCCAGCAATAGCTTGAATTGACTTCTTGTGTTTAGCAGCAGCACTTAATAGGCTTTCAAATGTCTTCAGAGGATCGGCTGAATCCTTGGCATTTTTATCAGTTAACCCAAACATATTAGCAATGGTTGTCATGATAGACTTCATATCATTCCAAACAGCTTTACCAAAGATTGAAGCTATCTCACCGACATCTTTACCAATTTTCATAATGGTATCTTTATGACCATCAACATATTTAATAATGTCACCAATACCATTTAAAACAGTGGCTGTGGCTGACCCAATAGCTTTTGAATACTTTTGCATCGCATCATCTGATAAAAGATCACGAATAGCACCACTTGCCGATTTAGTAGTATTGAAGGTTTGTGACATAACATCACCCATTAATTTGCTAAACCTTGAATGGATATACATTCCCATCCCCATGTATGATGTCATAGCCTCTTGAGTACCGCCAGAATATTTCTTGCCTAGATATTCAAGAGTTTCAGTGAATTGTGTAGCACTAAGTTTACCAGCCGCTGACATAGCATATAGCTGTTTCATGGACTTACCAGTAGCTTTTTGCAAGGCTTCACCAAACATAGGGAATCGGTTAATCATGACGGCCATATCTTCTGAACTGGCTTTACCGCCGGCAACAATCTTAGCAAATTGCTCACCTGATTCAGCTAGTGCATCATTTGACATATGTAGAGTTGAACCCAAGGCGATAAATGAATTAGTCCAGTCCTTAGTTTCAGCAACATTTGAATGAACGTGGTAGAACGACTGAGACATTTTGTTGATCGTATCAGCTGCATAAATAGAGTGCTGTGACAAAGAATTAATATAATCAACTAAAACTTTCCCATCTCTGGGTGCTTCCGTTGTCAGTGAAGTCCAAACGGTCTTCATCGTATCTTGTTCCTTGTTGTACTCCATACCGGCTGCAGTTGCTGATTTCAAGCCACTTGTTAGCTGCATTAGTCCATTAGAAATCAATTGACCAGCAAAGGTACCAGCTATTATTTCTTTAAGATGACTAAATTTCTTTGTAGCAGTATCAACTGATGAAGTATTAACATTGATATCTTTTGTAACAGGCTTAGACATTTCATCAATCGCACTTTTGATTTTTGAAAAGTCGCCTTGATTGGCGACAAAGTCTAATTGAGTGCGTGCTTCTTTTGGCACCTTATGAAACATGTCCATGAAGCTGTTATAGTGCCGTTGATCTGCTATGAAATCAAGCTTGGTTTTCTTCTCTTTAGGTAAAGAATCGTAATCTCGTTTAGCGGCTTCAAGTGCTTGTTTATCAAACTTTGTTTTTAACTCTGTTTGAATATTTTTAGGTAAAGTATTCAAATAGCCTTCAAAACTAGAAAAGCCACTGTGATCGGCAATGGCTTTTAGCTGAGTTTGAATATCCTTAGGTAATCCTTGAATTTTCTGATCAAAGGTAACGATTTTCTGCTCATCGGCAGTAACATCGAGTTTTACGTTCTTATCCTTGATGTTGTCCATTGCTTGTTTAACTCTCTGAGCAGTCGGAGTTAACTGATCTTTACCAAGAAAATTAATAACTTTGTTTACTACGATATCTGACATCTATTCTCGCCCCCTTTCCATGACCAGATCATGAAACGCTTTTGCACTGATTTGTTTTCTTTGAATGTCGTCCGACTCCTTGCCGAAATTGTTAGCAAAATCTTTAACCTCGAAAAGTGAAGATTCAATTGATCGATTTTGTGTTTCAATATCTTCAATCAGACCTACTGGTCTTACCATTGAGGATTTAAGACGTTCATTCTCAAGATCGTCATATTGAGCAAGCAACGCTCCACGACACAAATCATTAAATTCAAAGGGAGTTAACTTCCAAAAATCATCAATATTTGTAATACCGATAATTCTTCTAGCTCTACTTATCTGCTCATCCAAATCAAATTGATTTACTTGCTTGCTTCCTTGATTCTCTTGTTTGCTTCCTTCATGTTTTCTTCGAGTTGATCGATTTGAATTTGAGTCATTTCTTTTTCTTCGGTTTTTACCGATTTCAATTCCAAACTCTTCTTCATACCTTTGATCAAACGATCTCCGTATCTCATCCACTCGCTTATTTTCGCTTTTAAAAAACCTGCGTCAATTAGTCCCTTAATGATTTCGCTAGTAACTTCGTGGATATCGTCAAATCGACCATCTTCACTTAATTGATCAACCAACTCATCTTCTTTAAGCAAATTCCCAGCAACAGCCTTAAAGAAAGTAATCACTGAATCTACATTGTCAGAAAATAAACCATCTAAAAATGAATTGAACTTGTCAGTACGTTTATCCTTGTCTTCACCAGCAATATTTTTGTATAAAAGGTAATTAAAAGTAGGTGTGACTATTCCTTTTTTTGTCTCTAAAGTTAGCATTTTAATTTCTCCTAATAATTTAATTCCGACCACCACCGCTCAAGCATGTGAGTATGCACTTTATTAGATACTAAACGGTCGGCTTAGTATCCGAAGATACTGATGATCCTGTACCTGAACTTGTATTTGAACTTCCTGAATTAGATGTATTAACCAGTTTAGAAGCTCCAGGGCCCATGACATCTTCACCAGTTGTTGTATCTTGAACTGTAATGGTTTCATCATCGACAGTATTATCAACTGTTTTCCCATTTTCTGTACCAATGTCACTTGGATGTGCCCAGTTGTAATACTTATCTAAGTCATCAAGTACACCATCTTCAAAGTCAGATTCGTCCAATTCAAAAGCGTTCTCATCAGAATTAATTGCTCGTTCAACACCATTTACTTCAAATTGAAGATTGGATGTAACGATTCCACCAAGTGCTTCAGTATTTGGCAAGTTAGGAACATAAGATTGAGAAAATTGTGCTTGAACTTTGCGATTTGGTTTTGTTCCATGAAGCGTATTTAAATCAACACGCCATAAGCCGATTAATTCACCTTTTTCCCATGCTGCATATAGATCCCAATAGAGATCTTTTCCATTGTTGGCAGGATCATCAAAAATAACATCTACTGTTCTTTGCTGATTAATAGCGCCAACACCCTTAGCCGTTCCACGCTTAGTGGCGGTTGATTGAACTGCTCGTGTGTTAGTACCTGATGTAGCACCTTGTTGACCTAAAATATGTGCCTTATTAGCTACTGGCTCATGCATAAAGCGCTTATACAGATAGATGATTTTATCTGCATCGCGGCCTTTAAAGGCCTTTTTGAATTTGTTTTCTGGTTTTGTATCGTCAGCCATTTTATTTCCTTCTTTCCAATTTTTGGGTAAAAAAATAGACATTTACTTTTGAAATGAATGTCTAAATAAATGATTTTTCTGTTATGTTGTAATCTATTGTGATTGTTACATGCCTCAATGATTGTGAAGTTGAATTATCAATAACTTCAATTTCGTTATGTGCAACCGATTTGCAATTATAATTCGATAATCTTAGATACATTAAATAATTTCTGATCATGTAACATGTATCCATCATCAAGCCATGATCATTGTCAACATCATCAAAATAATCAACATACAATGTATAACTCGATCGTTGTTCATTTTTAGCACGTTGACTATCTTCTGTTGATCCAGTTGAAACAATAATTTGAGGATAACTGTTGCTATCACTCTCTCTAGAATCAAAAATCGGTATGTTGTCTACTATGATGTTGATAGTTTTAATAGCTGATGTAACCATATCTCTTTGTGGTGAAATCAATCTCATCACCTACTTTATTGAATTTTTGATAATCTCATCAGAATACGTGTCTACATCAAGATCCATACCAGAATCATGCATAACATGCTGAGCCGGATAATTTCTATCCTTTAGGCCATTTTCAAACGCTTGGATGTATTCATATCCTTCTTTGGATTCAGCATTAGCGTAGATATCAGATGACGTCTTATCCTTAGATGTGTGCTTAGCAACTGACTTCCATAGATTACCGTGACCAACATAACCACTCTTAGAATGATATTCACGTTCTCTGATAAGCTTTTGAGCACCATCAACTTCATCATTAGCAATCTTATCAACGGCTTTAGGCACATTGACTTTGAGCCGTGCTTTATCTTGAAGTATTAGCTCTGCCAAATCGGAGTTGCCAGACTGTTTTAGTGATCTAGCCATAGCGATTAGTGGATCACTAAAGTTATCCTTAGCTTGAATTCTGACTATCGGTACGTGCTCGTTATTCCAACTCATAGCTTCGCTTCCGTTCCAACAACATATAATGTCGTTCTGCTCTTATGGTGTCTAACTTGTTTAACAATATACTTAGGAGATTGTTGCTTTTCGTCGTATTCACCCTCAAAAGCGACATAGTCAGCCGTTTCAGGGCAATTCAATCTGATTACCCATGACTTATCGTATTGCTTACCAAGGACATTAATTTGCTCCTGTGTTCCATTCAATTCTGTAACTCTCGCACCATAAAATTTAGTCGCTACCAAAAGTTTAGTGTGATTGAGTATATCATTATTAGATTTACCAATTTTTCTAATTAAATAAATAGTAGGTCTAATCAAACGTCATCACACTCCCACGATGGTCATTTTCTTCAAGCCCATCTTTGTATTGGTTCAGTAAATCAAAGTAAGGTGACAAATCAGTATCAGAGAATGTCAATGACATTCCTTCTTCTGTAATTGACTTAGTACCCTCATAATTCTCTTTAGTTACTGCATTTTGAGTAACCTTTTGAACTATGACAGTTAGCTTAGAATCAATATCATCAATATCCAGATACAACTTAATTTCATCAATTGCATTCTCAATATAGATTTTAATTCTTGGTATACGTGGATCATCAGTTTGTATGTCATTGATAACTTCGATATTAGATAATACTGCATCGATGACAGTATTATCTTGAGTTTCGCTCATGAAATCACCCCATTACTTGCTTGATGAGGAACTTGATGAAGAACTTGCGGCGGCCTTCTTAGCTTTGGTATTGATGTTAGTTACGACATACTTTGGATCAATCTTGAACTGGTACGCAACAACACCGATATTACGTGGGTCAGTCACTATCTTGTAATAAGGCACGGTGGCATTTTCTAATGTAGTAACTGTTAGTCCAACATATGATTGAGTAATATCATATCCTAAACCATTCGGATGCATTGAAACAATACGACGATTAATCAATGCTGATTGACCACCTTTTCCAAGTGCGTCACGTGTTACTTCAACCGCATTTTGACTAGCTGGTGCAGTTGAATAGCGCAATGCACCGTCCGTCATTGCATACATAATTGTTGTGCCATCTGCATCTAGTGGAATATCGTCATCTTCAACGATCGGAATACCATTGTAGGTTGTCAATGGGGTTCCACCTTGTGATGGTTGAATATCGGCAATTAAGTTTTGTTCACGCATTGCATATACAGTAGCTGAATTGACTACCAATCTTGTTAGTGTTGGAGTAGCAACATCACCCATTCTAGATAGAGCAGCTAAGTAGTTGCCGGCTGATAAGTCTTGAACGGTATCAAAGCCAAATGACTTACTTTCTTTTAAATCATCTAATAGATACATGTTTTTGAGCATTGCAAGAAGTAATCGTTGATCTTGTCGTTGCCAGTAATTTGAGAATTTAGATGTGACACGTCCTTCGACATTTGCACCTGATACTTGTTGAGAAAAGTCTGTTTCACCAAATGCTTTGGCTTGGTAAAATTTGACGGCATTATGTTCGTCACTAGTGATACCTTCAACAGTAATATCGTCAGTATCATTCCAGTCTTGAGGTTCACCACTTAAATCGTTCAAAACCGGAATATTCATCAATCGACCGGGATCTTGTAGATGTGCGCCCATCACATCATCGGCGGTAACCGCACCAGATGTTAAAAGACGATTAGTTTTAGTAGAGTCGTTAGTAATGTATTGTGCCCATAATTCAGGAATAACCAATTGTCCTAAAAATGTTGAGCCAGTAAATTGTGGCATTTAAATTTCCTTCTTTCTATTCGTTTAAATATTCTTTTTTAATTAGATCAGGATTGTCCATATAAACCTTTGTAAGCTCTTCAAGGCTCATATCTTTTAAATCCTTATCAAGTGTCACTGTCGCTTTACCCGTGGCAGTTTGAGGTGTACTTTTGCCCTTGAGACGTTTCTCAACACCTTCTTGCACAGCGTTATCAAATATTGTTTTCACATTATCAAGGTTTTGTTGAGTTTCTTCATCGTTTGACCCAACAAACAACTTTGCAAATGATTGTGGTAGTTCCTTATCAGCAGCAATCTTATAGGCTGACTCAATCAAAGTACGATGTTCGTTTTCTGCTTGTAATTCTTCAAGTTTCTTCTTCAAGTCAGCAGTTTCAGCATCGGCTCTTTCTTTATCAGTCATCTTGGCTTCAGCATCGTGCTTTGAAATAGCTTCTTTAATCATGTCAGGAATATTGGCTACTTGGCCTTGCAAATCCTTGATAATTTCATCGGCTTTCGCCTTTTCCTTTGCCTTACCTTGGCTGATAAGTTGATCGACCTTTTCTTGTTGCTTATCATCAAACTTCACTTCTACATCAGCGGGTTTTTTTGGGTCTTGTTGTTTGCTTGGATCATTAATAATTTCAGTCATTGAGTTATCCTCCCGTTTTAAGCCCGTCGGCTATTTTTCCATTTAGAGTCCGTCGACTATATCCATGGCTCTTTAATGCCTGACACACGTTTGAAGGCAATAAAAAGATGACTATTAAAGTCGTCTATAAATCATTTAATTCATCCGCAACATCATGATCACTTGTATCCCAATCATCGTCATCATTAACTTCGATAACTGTGCATTGACAATTTGGGTGCATCAAAGGGAAATTAACACCTTCTTCAGCGTCATCGACGTTGTAAATGTTGCCATCCAAATCAGAACAGTCAGCACATGTTGTTGGTGATTCAAGAGAAATATATTTATATTTTTTAACATTTGTTGATATAAAATCTTGTAATCTGGTTCTATTCATAGCTTGAGCAGTGGCAGTTCTGATCATGCCTGCTGCACGTCCCATTTGACCATTAGAGGAATTATCTCCGCCAGTCAAAATGTCCTTAATGTCTTTAGTCCAATTTAGAGAATCCTTAGGACTCTTAGCAGCCTTTTCAGCCACTTCACGAACCTTTCTTAATGTCTGCATAGTTTGCTTATTAACTGAAGAAAACATTCCAGAATCCACATGACTATCTAATACAGCATTTTTAGTAGACTTATAAAGAATTGCATCAACGTTTTTACTTTGCTCGGCAATATGCTGATGATTCTTGATCACGTTCTTCGCCTGTGCATATGTTGGTGCATTGACAACATTAGGAATATTCTCGGTGGCAACACCTAAATGAATCTTCTGTGCCATCGACTGTCTGACAATATCTTGAGTAACTTTTGCCATCAACATGTCACCATTAGACTTCAATTTATTATCGCCAAATGCCATCTTGATAAGATTCTGATCATCAGAACTAGCATTATAAAATGTATCTTTCAAATTATTAAGGAAGTCAGCAATTTCATCAGGATTAGCTTTAGCTGACCATGATTTATTAGCTCCAATAAACGCATTAACATCACTAATAACTTTTGATTGAGTATCACGATACATTGATTCGATTTCTTTAACACGTTCATCTTGTTTCCCGTAAATCTTTTGAGCAATACTAATCGCTTGGCTTTTCGTCAGTTTCATTATCAGTTACCTCATCATGGTTAGAATTGTCGGTGTCATCACCATTATCATCTTGAGGTTCATCAGGCTTTCTAGGAAATACATTATTAAACGGATTGTTATTATTATCATTTTCATCTTGTTCGTCAATACGCTGTTGTTCGGCATCATTACTTACGCCAGTAATCGGTTCAATTTGCTCACGAATAGTCTGATCTGATACCTTACCAGTATTAACCAAAGCAGTAACCGTCTGCATAATCTCTGTATTATTTTTAGGCATGTTAGGAGTATAGATAGGATTGATATTCTCAATCATTCCAGCATTCTTAATGCTTCCCAATGCTTGCCAATAATTTCCAAGCAATCGTAAACGTCTCATCAGGCCACGTGTATATAGTGACTCTTGATTAGAACGTTCCTGATCGTTGCCCCATAATTTGTAAGACATAGCAACACCCGATGCATTTGACGCAAAGTTAGCGTCGCTTGTGTCGGGTGTATTTGTGTCTTTGTGGATCTCCATGCTAAGAGCGTCGATATAAAGCTTCCAGCCGTCTGAGTTTAATTCTTTAGTTAGATATGAGGCAGTTGGTTGAACAATTTGACTGTTATCATTGATACCATTCTTAACCAATGCTGGTTTCAACCAAATCTTACTTTGACGCGTATTGATTTCAGGTGTCTTCCTGTAGATAATATTGCCGTCTTTATCGGTCAATGGTTGCCCATCAGCGCCGACCCACGGAGTTTTAGGAACATCTATATCACCTGTGATCATCAACATAGCATTGCTGAAATCTTCTTGCGAGTTTGCCATTTCAGACTTGCTCTTGTCGATTGAATCAATAGTATCAAGCTTATATTCCCAGTCACCCATACGCTCATCGTTATTGATATATTCGGTTAATGGAACTGCGTCAAAGCTATGTTCTTGATTATCAGATAATATTAATTGACCATCAAAATTTGATGTGGGCTTATAAATAAAAATATTAGTATCCGTATAAATAACCGTGTACCAATAATCTTGTTCATTGAAATTTACATTGTAATAATAAACTCCAAATAAAGAATGCTGTTCTATTGACGAATCATAAACTACAAAGGCATTTGCAGGGTCAATAGGGCGTAATGCAACTTCGTTGGTATTTTCACGGACATATACCAACTCGTAAGCACGTCCCATGATAGACAGGTTCTTACCCATTATTTTTTCGTGATACGATTCATCATTCTTGGAATTGAACTCATTGATTAAATCTTTGAGATTATCTTCGTCAGTTTCAGATGTTTCAGCTTGATCGTTATATTGAAATTTAATATCATTGCCAAATCTATAACCAGTTTTTATTTCCGTAATGAAGTGAGCAAATCCACTTGCGATACGATTATCAGCACGGTTATCTGCTTTCTCACTATCCCAGTAATGGATATCATTGTCTCCAATGTAATAGCGATACAGAGTCAGTAATCTTGGTACTTGTAGTGCTTGATGTTTCTCAATAAATTTAGTTGCTAATTCGCCTAACTTAACAGGGTCGTCCTTGATAACGTCAAACAACTCGGCTGGCATTTTATATTGCTTGTTTGAATCAAGTGAGAAACGTCGCCCGCTGAGCATATGAACTGTTCTTTGATTCGGATAAGGCAAGCTTGAATAATACGCCATTTGATTATCTTCAATTGCCATTGGATCACTCTCCTTTCTCTAAAGCCCCAAGCTATCTAAATAACTAGCCTGATCATTGATTGATGGTGCAGATGTTTCTGTTTCCATTGACATGACTGATTCAGCAACACCAGTCAAAGCATCGGATGCATCATCATGTAGATTCTTACCAGCACGTTGATACTTCTTGATTGCATCAAAAAAGACTGGGAAACGTAGCTTCCAGTCCTCGGGATAATGCACGTGTTCTTCTACCCAACTTGAGTTAGATAGGATACGTGCATCTTTATTTTGACCATTATGGAACCAATTGATAACAGTACGGTTAGTCTTATACTCATTCTTTAACTTGGTATCAACTTGTCTGGCAAATCCTTTACCACCATTGTTAGATTCAATTCTAGCAAGATTAACTTTGTTCCGATAATAACTTTCAGTTACTAAGGATTCAGTAACTTCCATAGGCTCTTGTGTCATAACTACATCCAAGATATAGGGTTCCTGCTTGTACATCCCATAAACGATTGATACAAGATAATCACTACCCTCATCAGCCGTATCACAATAAGCATAAATGCCACTAAATTCAGGTTGTTTCGTGTAAGTATTGAACTTCTGATATAAAGCACCTTTTAAGTCAATTGGTTCTTGCTGATAGTTAGCTGCTGCAATCTCAGGAGACATAACAGCAATCTTCTGTTTATACTCATCTAGTGACAAAACATCATCACATAACATTGAGCCATCGTCCTGCTTAGCCTTCATATTGATATGCTTGACCTTATAGCCAGCCTTAGGCATCTCAGTCAACACACGTCCAGCAAGATCACCACTAGCCCATCTAGTCATGATGATCAATACTTTGCCACCCTTTTCAAGACGTGACAGCATTGTATCGACATACCAACGATAGATATCGCTCAATCGATTAGCGTTATTAGCTTCTTGTGCTGACTTGATAACATCATCAATGATAATCAGATCAGCACCGAATCCGGTAGCAGTACCACTTGGAGATGTAGCAAGATAATTATTAACTGGATTGCCTTCAAGACTCCACATATTCATTGCAGCATCCCCATATTTAATATGAGTGTTTGGAAATATATCGTTATAAACTAGAATATCTTCATCGGCTTTGACTTCTTGAATAGTATTACGTACAGACTTAGAAAATACAGTTGATAGCGTTTCATTATATGAGCCTGTCATGATCCGTTCTGTACTATCTCGTCCTAGAATCCATTCAACGAAATTAGTAGCCGTTAATGACTTGCCGTGTCTTGGAGGTTCATTGACTACTAATATTTGAGTATCATTGGTTAGAAAATCCTCCAAGTCATTACACAAATCGATCAGGTATTTTCGATTAGATTTGTAGAACCCTGGCATCCTCAACTGACAAAAATCAAAGAAATGGCGCCGTGCTAACTCAATCTTTGCACCACGTCTGATTAGCTCACTTCTGTTCATGAGCAATCTTTTTCAACTCGGCATCAGTAAGATTTGCATACGGATTATGAACATTTAAGCCACCAGATAACTCAGTTTCATGTTTATCACGCCATTCATCAGGTTTACGATTCTTTAACCAAAAAATAGCAGCAGTCGTATCAGGTGGAATCTCTTTTTCAACTAAACCAAGTTTGATACGTCTGGTAGTTTTCACACCTTTGATAGCAGCATCTTTAATTTCTTGTTTAGATGCTTCAGGATGCTTCAGCTTCCACTTGTTTTCGTAGTCACGTCTTCTAACATCAATTAACTCATCGTCAAGTGGGACTACTTTATATTGAGTCTCAGTGGCAGTAAAACCCTTGGCACGCTTGAATAAGGCGTTCTCAATTTCACGATCAACAACGGTTTTTCCCTTTTTTAGGGACTCCACAATCTCCAACTTCTTGTTTTTCCAATTGTAAAGAGTAGAAGTAGAGATACCAATATTGTGGGCAATTTGTTCATCAGTTAAGCCGTCCCTTGCCCAACCTTCCAATTGAATTAATCCTTCTGGAGTTGTCCACTTGTCAATTTCTGACTTAGCCAATGTAATCACCTACTTTCTAATTATTTTCTTTTTATTAATATGCTTTTTCTTTTTTCGTTCTTCTTTATCAATATGGCCGATTATTTTAGCCTCAACAGGAGTCATATATCCGCATGATGTCTTAATCATCTTCATGGCTAAACACCTTTCTATTGCCGTCCTCATCAATCTCGCCAAGTATATTTCTATGTACTAGCACGCTGATCAATTGGTCATTAGCATCATCATTAAGCCCTAAAACTACTTTGAGATAGTTATTTCCACAAACATCACTACCGCGAATTAGATTAATGGCTTGCTGAACGGTATCTTCATTAATAAGCAATTTAATTACATTGCTCATTTTCGATCACCTCCCAATCGTCAGATAACATGTCTGTTTGACTGGCTAACCAGCCTAGTTGAATTTGATTAGATGTTGTTTTAATTGCTAATAAATCAGTGATCTTTGCCGTATCTGCATTGATACAAGTTAATTGAGTGATTATGCTATTTTCAAATCCATCAACATGCTCATAGTCATCAAATCTAGCAGCGTATGCTCCATAAACATCTTCGCCTTTTACTAGAAACACAAATTGATCTTTGCCATTCCAATTTTTACGTGCCACTCTCTTACCTTGTTTTAATTGTCCTAATGCTTCACTAAATGTCATATTTTTTCCTCCAAAATAAAAAGGCCAGCCATAATTGACTGGTCTAAAATTAATAGTTTGATTAGGATTTGAACCTATATCTTGCCCTTATAAGGAGCCTGCTCTAACCAATTGAGCTATCAAACTAGTAAAAACGTGGATATCCGGAATCGAACCGGATTGCTAAGTCTTAAAAGTAAGTTAGTATTCGAAATAAATTAAAGGAATGTCTACAATTGCTGTGTGATAAACGAAGATCAGGGGAGAAATTTTGCTTAACAGTAGCCATACATCCACGTAGCATGATCAGCTTTATCATCACTGATCATTGAGAGTTAAACCAAATGTGTGGGCCATTTAAATAGGTGGCCCTTCCTATATTTGCTCCTTTTGAAGCGGTAGAGTAACCGCATATCTGATTCTTTCTACGATACCAATATTACTCAGAAGTACTCCGAATGTCCTACGGAGTTTATCCACTCAAACTCCACTATTTTCGGTCTTCATAACATTTACTTCCATGTCGTAGTAGTCACTAAATGCATCAGCAAAATATAGCATAGCCATTCGTTTGCATTCAAAATATCTCGATGATTCGTATTTCGATTGTTCCAAAGCCGAAGTATTACCTTCACCATACAAAAAACAGTATTTCATAATCGTCTTAAAGTAATGGTTATCTGGTCCATCAGGCATACGATCAACTACTTTATAAGTGGCTTTGACCAAATCTATTGCCCACAGTTGCCCCATAATCTTGTCCTCTTGCGTGTTTCTGGTCGTTCCTGACGTTCCAACAGTATCAAAACTGGGTGACTGTATCGACGCGATATTCATATGTGAACGGGCCTTCAATCTGGGAAACTCATGCTCAAAATAGTATTTAACGTTCTTAATTGTTTGATCTTCATCTAGTTCTGGAAATAATCCCATTAATACAGCCCCCACGTTGTGATATAATTGATTTGCTAAGTTCAATCAGCTGCTCACTTCTTGTGTGGGTGGCTTTTTTATTTTGTCCTAATAATGCAAATGATCATTGATATAAAGATTATCTGTACAGCCGTGAACTAAAGAGAACTCTAGCCGTTCCTTACTAGAAATATGTAGTCTCACA